TATTTGTTAGCTGAATTACCAATATTTCTTACGTTTGGCGAGTCTGGTGCTATATTTTGTGTAGTTAAAATACCATCAATATCAAAACTTCCGCCAACATTTAAATTTCCTGCAATTCCTGCGCCGCCAGCAACTACTAATGCACCGTTACCAAAGTTTGTACTAGAAGTTGTTCCGTCTACGTATATATTTCCACTTAATTTAATATTACCTGTAACATCTAACTTTTCGCTTGGTGCTGTATTGCTTATGCCAATATTTGTTGTTGAGTCAATACGCATTGCTGTTTGCGTTGTGCCGCTATTATTAACTCTAATATCAATATTACTTCCACTAGTATTATGTGTAATAATACCTGCTTCTCCCTCAACCTCAATAGCAAGTTGGTTTCCTGTTCCTAATAATAATCCTGAATCATTTTTAATTTTAATTTGATAGTTTGTTGTACTTACTGCATCACCTCTTAAGAAGTTTGTTGCCGCAACGTTTGTAGTACCAATTAATAAGTTTTCTGCAACAGTAGATGGACCTACAAATTTAGGAGCACCATCTCCCGTAAGATTTGTTGTAGTTAAGTTAATACCCGGACTTATAGTTGTAAATCCGCTAATGGTAGCTTTTGGTGTAAAACTGTCTGCTGAAATAATTGCAACTGGTTTTGCCGCTACTTCAACTTGTACTGCACTATAAACAACATTATCTTGACCTATTATCTCAACTGGTTGTGCACCAGTTGTAAGTCCGCCTGTAAACTCAGGTCCTACTAATACCCAGCCTGAGCCTGTAAACAAATATAATTGTTGATTGTCAGTGTCTACCCATAGGTCACCAACAACACTACTTGATGCTTCAGGCTGTGTTAATGCTTTTTTTAGTCCGCCTGATGCTACCCAATTTGTTGCATCATATACTTTTAATTGTTCGCTTCCAGGAGTGTTGTCGTACCAAATTTGTCCTTCAACAGGATTACTTGGCGCAGAATTTTTTGCAAAATTCTCTAATAAGTGTAAAAAGTTTTCGTTAATTGCAGTACCGTATGCTGTAGTATTTCTTCCAGGAAAACTTAAACTAGTCTGTACATTTAAGGTATTATCCTCAACAGTAATGCTTCCTTTATTTGATACATCTGTAAAATTAATAGTATATGCCATTTATTACGCTCCCGACAAACTCTGTACACGCACAGTATAATCTATTTGTATAAGTCTGTTCAAAGATTTTTGTACTGGATGAAAAATTACATGAGTAATTAGTTTACCGGTGGTAGCCGGATCATAACTTTTTAATCCTAGCTCGTCGAATACATAAGTGCTAGTTGCATCTGTAGCAGTATCAAATGCGTCTTGGCCTGCTGGTTCGCCGTAATCTAGTAAACATGTTACAATAATATCAGTATAATTAGTTCCGCTTACATGTCTAGTTTCTAATTTGTTTCTAACAGGATCAGTATTGTTTGTACTTAAATCATCTACAACTTTAGTAAATGTTTGATTATACAAACTAGCATTTGTTCCTGTACTATTAGGTGTTAAGTATGTAATAATACCTGTTGGATCTACGCTAGTACCGCCATTACCAAAACTCATTTCATAAATGGGTCCTTTGCCAGCATTAGCTAAACTTTCAGCAAGTGCAATACTCATATTCTCATAATGAATAGCATTACGCTTATCAACATATACTTCACCACTACTTGGATCGGATATCTTGATATGCCCTGTTATTGCTACTCCTGATTTGTCATTTAATTTATCTGTCATTTTGTTTCTCACTGCTATGTGTATTTATTTGACTAGCTCGGTTACTTTGGTCCTAAGGAACCTTGCAATGTCATTTTCTTGTCTAGTTAGGCTAGTTCCAGGATCTGTCCAGAGTTTACCTTTTTTACGTACTATAATAATCTTTTGATTCTCTAATGGAGCAGTAGTAAGTGTTAATGTACTAGTTGTACCGTCTATACTAAACTCTGCCGCACTTGATGCATCACCTTCTGGACTATCTAAATTAGTAGCCGGATTAAAGATATCTATAGCATTCTTTCTCATACGCTTACCTGCAACAAATACTTCAAACTCGTTTATACTTGTTGGTATAAAGTCTAGTTCATAAGCAGTTGAAGTACCGTCTGCTGTAAGTACCTGTGTTAGTGTTTCGTCTACATAAGGAATAGTTTGTCCAATGCTTTGTTCAATTACTGTAGTTCCTGCAGAATAGGTTGGTTTAACTCCTGTTCCGAGTGTTCCTCTACGTAATTGTCTCAAAGTATTGTTTTGTTTCACAAAATATTCAATTCTTTCTCCATCAATAAACACCACTCCGGGTATTTTTGACGTTTTATTAGGCGTTGGCAACTGACTTGCATCTAATAATTGTATTTTTAAATCAGACCAATTAAGTGCTTCTGCTAACATATACTTATTCGAATCATCCATACGCTTATAGTGAGTCCGGTTTAGCATATCTTTAAACTGTCTAAACCCAAACTTCTGTAGCGTTGGAGGAGCAGTAAAGTGTATTAACTCAATAGTGTCGTTTGAATTAATTGGTTTTGTTATTTTAATATGATTTTTGTCTTCTGTAACATAATAATCTACTACTGGTGTTAATTGTACACCATTTAAGACTACCCACACATATTTTGAATTATTAACAGCTTTGCGTAATTTTACAAATCCATTAGTTAATAATGTATATTCTTGGAAATCTACTGTTCCTTCTGATACTGATGTCCTAGTAATAACATTATATTTAATACGTTCAATATCTTGTATGTCATGATTACTAAATGTAGTAATTTCTACAGTAGCGTCAATTGCCGGAGCATTATCAAAATATATTACCCCTGGTGTTGAAATAAACTTAGTTGAACTATCAGGTCCTGCTTCGATACCTACATATCCAAATGCATATTCTCCGTCTGCTACTAGGAATACATCAAGTATTTGTCCAGCTGTTGCTATGTTAGGCGTTAAGTTAACTATATTACTAGCTGAATCCCATTTGTATTCAATGTTCCTTACTAACTTAATACCATCTATATAAACTTCAATATCCTCGCCACGTATAGTATTAAGACCTAACTGCCAATTCTGTAATTGGTATTGTAGTAAATTTGTCACAACATGCCTATCACTATATCCTGAATTTAATATAACTCCGTTAACTTTAACTATTGTTTGGTTAGCAACTGGATTGCTTCCTATTGGTGTGTTAGCTAATGTATAAGTTTTTGTACTTCCATCTGCTGTAAATTCTTGTGATGCTACTTGACTGAAGTTTGTTCCTGTTGCATAAAATAATCCATAATCTATTACTGCGTCTAGTGCAGGTGCTGTATCAAATCTAATTCCTGCGTATCCTTTATCAACTCCGTAACTATCTCCTGCAGAGAAAATTGTAACTGATTGTGCAACTCCGTTAATATTAACAAAGTTTGTCATATTTGATTGCCATTCTACATTAGTAATAAACTCTACTGAACTTCCGTCTCCTGTAAATTTATTAATATCTAAGATCTTTTGTCCTGCTTCTCCCATAACTATTATGTTTAATAATTTACGTGTTGTAGGTGCTGTTGAAAATGTAATAGTATTAGTTGCGTAATTTACTGTATATAAACTTGGTGCAACTTTAACATTATCAAGTCTTACAAATATTGCATCTGCTGAATTAGGATGTCCTGCTAGATTAAATGTATCTTTAATACCGTCTGTCCAATATACATTACTATAAATTGTACTACCGCCATCAACTGAACGATGAAATACTTTTAAATCCATTGTATCTAATATCTGTCCAGCAACTAATTCTTCAGGACCTTTACTAGTAGTTGGAGTTACAAATAAGTCACCGTCTACTACTATTTCAGAAGCCGATATACCTCTAGCAGTATCATATAATGTAGTTCCGCCATCAAGTAATGTATCGTAAGATGTTACATCAGGTTTAAAGCTACCATCACTAGTAGTTTTTCTAATAATAAATGTGTCATCACTATTTGCTGTTATGCCTAAGTTTTGTAAATTTATTTCAGTTTGCCCTGCACCTGTAATACTAAGCATCTTAGCATTTGGATTAGTAGCTTCACTAGAATCATTGTAATACAAATCGTCTATTCTTATATTATTTTTATAGACATTATATACAACACCAGTTTCTAATGGCGTAGTCCATGTTAATGATGTCGTTGATCCGTCTAGTTGAAATACTAGATCTTCGTATGTGTTATCATAGGTATCAAATGTTTCTGTAAAGAACGGATCAGTATCCCAACCTGCACTACCTTCAAAACTAAAACTTTTAATTTCAACGCCGCCGTAGTCAATACCTTCCATTAACTGCGAAACATCTTTACCTATCATTCCTGTAGTAGGATTATAAAGTAAATTAATTCTATCCTGTGCATCTAGTAAATTTGCATCTTTGCTATATGTAACAGTTATTGCCGCACCTAATTTAGGTGGAGTAGTAAAAGTAATCTGACCAATTTCTCTGTCATATCCTTTGGTGGCGTCTTTAATATTAGTAAACGTATACTCGCTTCTTAATAATTCAATACCTGTAACCACTACTGTTGTATTTGTATTTTTCCTATCCATTGGCCATTTTAATTTATAATTAAATTGGGTGCCTGTTCCTGTAAATGATTCGCTTGTAGCAAGAGTAGTAATATAATAACTTCCACTAACTCTATCAAACTTAAACTTAACTTTAGTACCTCTAACTACTCCGTTACCAAGAATAGCACTTGCTCTAGCAATAGTACCATTATCACTTAATCCGCCATCAACAATAATTGTTGGAGCACTTAAATAACCACTACCTGAAGTTAATACTTCAATTTTACTTATTTTTCCATTATTTAAATATGCTTTTGCTGTTGCACCTGATCCGCTACCGCCTTCAAATTTAATTACTGGAGGTAGATTATATAAATTACCCGGGTCTCCAATTTCAATACTTGAAACTTCATAACCTGAATTATCGTACCAATGTTTATCTGGATACGATGATACATCACGTTGACCATAAATTGCGTCACTGTCTACTTTTGCAGTCGAAGCTTCTATTTTCTGTGTTGCTATACTATACTTAGGAGGTAAATCAAAATCTGATACTGTTGTGTTAGTTGGATCAATTTTTTCATATGAACTTACAAACTCTCTAACTTTTGTTTTGTACGGCTTAACTTCATTAATATATGTTTGGTAGCTTTCTAAATTATCATTTTTAAATGTAACTTTTTGTGCTAACTCGCCTAAGTTATGTTGTGCTTTGACAAAGCTAGTTTTAAATGCCCAATCAATATTTGGCTGTTCACTAAACGCATATCTAATGCTTGATAAAAATAATTTATTATATTCAGCTTCTAAATTATCAACAAATATCTTATCTCGTAATGTTTCTAATATTATTCTTGATTCTGTTACAGGTTGTGCATCAAAAAATACACTATCGTAATTATTACTATCAAATCCTACTTTACTTTTTCCTACATTATATAATGTATCAGTAAACATAATAGTTGCATTTTGTTTGCCGATTGTTTTATAATTTACTGTGTAATCTTCAGTATCTACGTTTGCTATTTTTTGTAGTAATAGCCATCCGCCTGAACCAACATTTTCAATTTTTACAGTATCATTAATATCATTATCTAAGCCAGTTAATAAATAACTTGCTGAAATTATATCTGTAGGTGTAACAAAATTATTATATCCCGGAGCATACCAGTCTACATAATTCCAATAAAGATTTGTATCATAACGCTGGCTTACACTTCTTTCCCATTTAGTTCCTACTAATTCGTATATACTCCATTTGCCGGATACATTAGAATCTGAACTAACTAATGCAGAGAATTTTCTAACTGTAAGTGTAGTAGTTTCATCATATCCCTTACCTGCATTTATAATTGTTACTGTAGCAATTTGTCCAAGTTCATTTAATGTACATTCTACTTCAGCACCTGTTCCAATTCCATTAACTGTAATCTTAGGGCCTTTCCTAACACCACTAGTATATGTAGAATCAATATATCCTCTACCAGTACCTGTAATTAATACTTGTGTTAATGTACCGTCAATAATTGTTGGGGTTAATGTAGGTACTGTTTTATTACCTATTCCTAAAAATGCTAAGTCCTCAAATGTATCAATTACCGAATCATAAAGTTGTGTACTAGCACTTGGTGCTGGATCACTTTTAACTAAATCACTAATATCAAATTCGTCAACAATTATATGTTGTTTCAAAACATCGTTTGTTCTTTCAATTACTTGTTTAAATGCTTCTGATTTATTTACAAATAGACCTTGTCTTGGCCTATCTTGTATTCCATATTTTAATTTAACACTTAATGCAGGATCTGGTACTAGTCTATCCTTATTATCGTATCCAATTAAACTGTCAAACCATTTGCGTTCAATATCTTTGTTAGGCTTGCTAGTAGCAACGCCCTGTGCAATCATTTGATATTCGTTGTGTATATTTTGATTTTTATTACTAGTAGTGTAGTAACGAATGTTTAATGCAATATCTTTATCTTCCATTAACTGTGCTACATTAAATAACGAGAATCTATCTTTACTCATAAGTGCGGCAAACTTATACCCTGCGCCTGCAGGGTCTTTAATAAGTTGCTGAACAGCACTTGCACTTAAATTTCTAAAGTCTACTTCTGGAATAGTTTTTTTATTTAATACCCAAAAATAGTACTTTGTTGATGTTGAATTAGATATAGTATCCCATACTAGTTGTTGACTATAAGCATTATCGCCATATTTTGATAAACCACTTATTCCTTGTGCTATACCTTCCTCAGTATCTGCAAGTGAATCCCATTCACTTGGTAATATATTAGATTCAACCCATTCCCATATTGCAATGTCTGTTCCTGGAAATACTTCTGACCAAAAATTTGTTTGATAAGTTATATCGTTTTGATAATAATTATAATACTTAACTGCACTTAGATCCCACCATAGTTTGCCAACTGTATCATTAGTCCAGCCACCATAAGTATCAACAACAACACTAGTATCACCAATATTATAAGACGCAGGATCGTAATAAGTTTTAAAACTTAATTCTTGCTCTGCTATTCCTGCAATTTTTCCTTGAACTGGATCAATTAGATCAATATCAGCAATGAATGTATTTGTTTTTGTGTTATATAGGAATGCACTTTTAATATTAGACAAATCTACTTGGTCTAATGGATTTCTATGTGTAACCCATGCAGTAGTTCCAAGTATTTTTCTATAATCAACTACCATGCCTTGATACGTATTAAAGTCTGTCATATGAGGCATACTTGCATAAACGTGATTGTTATTTACTAGTATGTTTTTACCAAACATTATTGAGTCACTATTATCAAACAAAAACTCTTCAGCATATACTAATGTTTCATTAATTCTTTCGTAAGTGTAAATAACTCCACTATCCATCATTACTGTTTTAAAGTTAGTAAATTTGTTATCAAAGTAAGTATTTTCTGCATCAAATATAGTTGGAGAATCAATGTCTCCTTGTAATGCTGTTACAGCTAATACATTTCCATCAAATCCTAGAGCAGTACCAAACTGCTCTGCAACTTCATTATTATGACTAGTTAATGTCTGTGATAAAGTAAATGTTCCTGCTGTTAGTTTATAAATGTAAACTTTGCCTTGTGAGCTTGCAACTGAGTTATTATAAGGTTCACCTACAGCAATTAACGTACCGTCTGCACTAATTGATATTGCATCGCCAAACCCAGTAAGAGTATCTGTACTCACATCAGTGTATGGTCCCTCAATTGTTTGTGATATAGTAAACTGGCCGTTAACTTGACGATAAACATTAACTGCTCTAGCTCCTGTACTATCATTACCTTGTATCTTAGTGCTTGTAATTAATACTTGTCCTGTTTTATCTTGATCAAACTTCTTAGCAAAGTCTCTAATTCCGCCTTCTGGAGTATAAATTCCTTCTCCTATAACTAATTGTTCTGGCGTACTTGGTATATACCCAACATGCGTAGTAGTACTAGATAATTTAGTCCAGTTTGTTGTAGAAAATGCTGACCCACTAGCAATGTTTTGATTTGCACTATATAATTCTTTATTATATGATACAATTTCGTCTACTTTATAGAATGTAGTTACACTAAACTGGCCTCTAAATAATGGATTAATATCTAATTGCCAGTCATAATTTACAAAAGTATTTCCAACAGTATTTTCACGTCCGTTTTTAATAAAATGTATACTACCTGGATTAGATTCAGTATCATTTCCGTTTGAAGCAACTGCAACTCTATAAAGTGCATTAACTCCTGTACCGGTTTGTGTTACTTGTATTTCATCACCAAATTTCTTATAGTGCTCTCTTTCAGGTATTACATAAGAATTATTATGTTCAAACTGATTTACTTCACTAATTGAGTATATTGAAATCATACCTTCTTGTGTTAATCCACTTCCGGTAGCATTTGTACTATTGCTTGCAATTAAATTATTTACTTGTGACCAGTCATTATTATTACTTGACGGAATGTTAGCACCTCTAGCAATACCTTGTAGTGTAATTTCATTATAGATCCAATATTCTTTATCTAGTAGCTGTGTAATAGCAACATTAGCAAAGTTAGTTGTTTCTGTTATAACAAATATTTTTCCAACTTCTGAAGTTCCTAGCGAAACATTTTTAATTTCGCCCATTGTTCTGTCTGGAGTTCCTTGTCTAATAATATCAGATGTTTGTCCCCAATTATCACCTAAACTCCAATTTCCAGTAGTATTTTTAACATACAATCTTACATCATTAAACTGTCTTTTATAGAATACAACTTCTGCTGTTGCGCCACTTGATGCATCTCTGACTATATCACCAACTGCTGGTTCAAAAGGTAACTGATTTAGTGTACTAAAATTATCAAATACGAAATCAATATATCCGTCCCATACATCAGCAATAGTATGTTGCTTATTAAGTATATCAAATGTAAATGCTGTACCTGTTAAGTCTACTAAACCGCTTTGATTGTCGACCTTAAGAAAGAATTGGTCTCCTATAGTCTTTACATCTGAAAATACTTTAGGAACTCTTATTGCCCATTGATTAGAAGTTTGAACTCCGAATACTTCTCCCGGGTCGCCCTCATAAGTAAAACTTTCAATAAACGATATTTGATCGTTTGCTGATGTTTTTGCTCCAATAGCTTGTATATTATCTTGTATATTATAAAAATAATTTGGCGTTCTGCCTGAATTTTCTTTAATAACATCTACATATATTAATCCTTGCCCCGGATCTACAAATATATTAGAACTATCTGCTGATGTTTCATAAGCAGGTGTTGTTATCATCCAATATCCGCCGACATTACTTGAAGGATTTACGTAATCTTCAGTATAATCTCCAACTGCAATCTCATTAATAAACAACTGTCCTGTTGATGCAAATGTTCCATTTACATCTTTTACGTATACTATTGCGGCTCCGTCTGCATCGCCAACATAAGCTACTGTGCCACTAGCAACTGCACTATTTACTGTTTGTCCTACACCTGGTAAGTTTTGGAAGTTTGCAATATGTAATACATTCTCAACTTTATTAACAATAGGATGCGTATCTGTTAAAAACGCACCAGTTATTGGTGCAAATTGTCCGTCAAATGGTTCTACAGCAACATTATATCCTTGAATATTTAAGTTACTATAAGTATTCCATTTTAATACAATACTGTCGCCTTCTTTAGATCCTTCGTATGCTTGCTTAGGTGCTCTTACTAATAAATGAGTTGTGTTTGGCTTACTGTTAAGTTTATAGTTGCCAGTTTGGAGCAAATTAAGTAGTGTACTATCAGTATCAGAAACTATATCAGCATAAGAATCAAAAGTAGTATACGGAATAGATCCAACTGCGCCGTCGATAACTGCTACTGCTTTAAACAAGTTAGGACCATATTTTATTATATCATTTTTATTATAGTTACTACCTTCGATATAGGTACCTTTATATGCAGTTTTTACATTACTTGCATGAGGTGATCCAATAATTAAATACTTTCCGTCTGGACTGAACGAAACACTTTCGCCAAATTTCTGTGATGTAATTTCTGTACTTCCGTCATATGTGTCAACATATGTTGAAGGAGCACTAATTGTTTGATCAAATACTAAATTATTTGCATCACTTGAACGTTTATAAACATGCACTTCGCCGTTTCCTTTATCAGGAATACCAATAGCTAATAATGTATTAGCTTCATTTGCAGTAATACTATGTCCAAAATTATGTTGAGTGCTATCTAATGGAAGACTACTTTTAAGTGTTTGTGCTTGAGTATATACTGGAGAGTTTTTAATAACTTTCCATTTTCCAGTATCATCATCATCGACCCAAATTACTTCTTTTGATTGTAAGTCTTTAGTACTTAAATTATTTGCATCTGATAATGTACTAACTCGTTGGGTTGAAAATTTTGTTATTATACCATTTAAATTAGTTAACGAAGCTAGTTTTTCCCAATCAGGAAGTTCTGATTCTATTTCAATTTTATTATTGAATACATCTGTAATAGTATAAAACGCCTCTACTGTTGTTGGAGCAGTATCAGTTCCAACTATTTGATCTATATTATAAATTCCAATAATATCACCTATTGCAACATTAACTGTGTTATTACAATTAAGTGTTATAGTAGTAGATTCTTGCGTTATTGTTTGAATTATTAAATTACTATCAACATGCTTTAATACATTCCATGATTGATCGTCTGTTGCTACCCATACATATGCACCCTTGTCTATATCACTAGTTGCAAAATTTAGTAATCCGGCAGTATTAGATACTGCTCTATTAACATCTTCGCCTGTAACATACCCAACTGTTTTTACATATTCGTCATTTAAAAATTTTGTTGGCAGTCTGTTTGTTTCGTAATCTTTAGGTTTTAAAAATACATCATAATGCGGAATTCTATAAGTTAGATCTGTTGTTGCAGTTGGTACAACGTCTACTAGCTCAATTGGTTGTGGCTCAAGTCTAAATTTAGCCTCGTCTAATTGATATTCAATTTCTTCAAATCCATCACTTGCACCGTATTGTGCAGATTTAATAGCCCATTCTTCATAAAAGTCAACACTATCTTTATCAGCACTTGCTAAACTATCAAATAATTTATCAATAGCATTTCTTGTACCTTTATCAGCTATCATTCCTTGATAAAATTTATATTGACTTACTTCGTCATTAATAATGTTTTCTAAATATTGTCTTTTTTGGTAGCCAATTAAATGCTGTGCCATTTTTTGTTGATCTGAATCAAAATTATCTGAATCAAGATCGTAAAAGTCAGAAAATTGATTAATTCTATAATCAAAGTTTGTTAGCAGTTTTGTATCTGGCTTTTTATCTAATCGAGCCCAGTTTAAGGGATCAAATATTTCTGTTCCTGTAATATTAGTCGTTGCACTATAATAAAATTCTTTGTATTTTACTACATCACCAATAGCAAAATCAGTCCATTGTGCCCAATTAACTACTTTAGCAGAATCAAATATAAATCCAGGAATATTAAGACTACCAGTCCATCCAGCGGCTACATATCCTAATACTTTAATTCTTTCTTGTCGATATCCTGTAGCAGGACTGTATATTACATCTTCAAATACTGATTTATTATCTAAAACTGCAACATGTTCATATTGCACTTGAGGGAGAATTGAATGATAAAGTCCATCAGCAGTATTTTTAAGTTGTATTACAAAGTTTCCACTGTCTCTGTTTAATCTTGTAAGATCTTCAGTTATTTTTTGACCGCTGGCATTTAAAATACTATAATCATAAAAGCTATCATATAAGTTATCAATTACAGAAAATGTTGAATTAAATTCTAATTTTGAAGCCGATGGACTAATTGCTAAAACTGTCCCGGCCGCCCAATTTTGTGTGGTAAAATATAGAAATTCTTTTGTACTTAATTTCCAATCTTCAACAACTTGTGATTCTTTATTATAGTAATCAAATTTAAATCCTACAGATTCTAAATAATTTCCGTAGCCTAAGATAAAATCAACTACATCTTGTATTGATTCAAGTAACGTGCCATATGGTAAAACTTTAACATCTGTTTCAAAACTTTTTCTATATACTGCGGTACGTCCGCCAAGTGTAGGAAGTTCAGCCATTGGCTGAAATTTATCTGCTTCAAAACTCGTAGTACTTGTATGCTCTGCTTTTACTCTGTAAAATTGACTATTATTTCTTACATTACTACCTACTAAGTATTTTTGCCCTGTTGACCATTCTAAGAAAGACTCTGATATCCCGCCAACATTAATATTTGGATCACTTATAGTTACTTGTGGTTCATTGTAATTAAACGTAGGGTTTGTATTATCGTATCCTCTAACAATAAACCCACCTGGTGCTTTTTCAATCATTATACCACTATAAGATGCTACCTTTAACGGAGAACTTTTATTTAAGAAAATGTTGTAATTCTCTGTTGGTAAGAATACGTTTCCTTTATTAAATGGAGTTCTGCTATCTAGTATAAATTTTAATTTTTCTTTATCAGTAAATGACCCTAGCTTAATACCTAATTGATTTTTAATTAATTTAAAATTTTCTTTATAAGTTGAAACATCTGTTGTTCCTTCACTAGCTAAGTAATCAACAATATAATTAATTAATCCTGATGTATGAGTTATAGTAGTATCAGTTGCAACTGTTGGTAATACTAAATCTTTAGATGATAATGATTTTTCAGTTGTAGAATATATCCATTGACCTGATAACGACTTATTCATCCTAGATAGATCAAATCCTAATCCCATTATTTTATGAGGTTGATTTAATATCCAAGACTTAATTAAACTAAATGGATATTCTCCACTACGTCTCCAAGCAGTTTCTGTAGGGCCTTCGTCGCCAAACTTTAGAGAAGATGCAATTGATGACGGAACAAATCCTGATGTAAATCCTGCTTCTTGTGGACTTAATAGCTGTCCAGATTCATTAACTGGAATATGTTTAAGTAATTCTTTTCTTTTATATTTTTTAATAAATTCTGCAGGAACATTAGGTGCTTTAATCTTACCTTCTTGTATATCTTCCCACATTACTAAGTTATTACTTGTATAAGGTGCAGGACCATATTGTGTTTCCCACCAAGTAGGCATAATTGTAAAGCCTAACATCTCCCAAGGATGGCTATGGGGTCTATCTGTATCGTATGCTTGTTTATATACAGATCTCCAAAATCCGTTAACATTTGTCTCGTCTCGTGTAGACATCTCTGAATAGTTCCATGTAAAACTATTAGCTCTAGTATAAAAATCTGTAGTTGAAGTATAGTTTAATCCGCCTAGGCTTTCTGACCACTGTACAAAATCACGCATCATTGCATTGTCTATTTGTGTTTTAGTAAATTTTGTATTTCTATCGTTACTTGGCACAAAATTGTGTATATCTAATCTAGTAGTATCATATGTTATTTTAATATTATTAAAAATTCTTTTTTCTAATTCTAATAATAACTGATCTCTATAGTCCATGAACGCTATTGTTTTACTGCCGTCGTGACCTTGTATTACTCGTGTAGTTGTTTGGTAGGTATCATCTTCTATTATTTCTGGATGATATGAAGGATATAATCCTAACTTAGTTGGAGTTGGTGGAATAAAACTTCCGGCTGTATTTTCATACTCAAATATTTCAATTAAATCATTTTTAGTTTTAGTTGCTGTTATAACAGCAAATCCATCTGTATTAAATGTATAATCTTTATTATGTATTAATTGAACACCGTTTTGATAAATTGTAACTGCTTTTGATGAAAGTGTATTTAAATCATATACTTGGCTTAATGAAAAGAAATTATTTTCTGAATCATAAACTACAAATTCTAAACGCTTGTAACCTTCACCAGGAACCATATCACTAAAACGATAAGGATCAGTATCTATTTTATCTTTATGATATTCATGTAATATTTTATCAACATGTTGCTTTACTGGTCCATCATAACCCAACGTTTCGGCTATTTGTAAAAAAGATCTTTTAAATTTTCTATATTCTTTTCTAGCAAAATCAATTGCTTTAATTATGTTTGCATCTTTATCAGTAGCATGATATACATTTATATTTGGTGACCCTGCATACTGTAAAAACTTTTTACCATAAGATGATATATTACCAAGACTTGCAATATTACTTACTCCAGGAAATATTCCTGTAAACCCTGGTAAGTCTTCTATCATAGTATTAACATGGTCATTTACTTCTCCTAGTGTAAATGTACTAAGATTTTCATTTTCTGGATTTTTTTCCATTGCATGTGGAAATTCGTAGTGCCCGTTAGCATTTTTAATTGTATCACTATTAGTTTTAATTACTACACTGCTATTTACAGGTATTGCTGTTGCAAATCTAACAGTCTTAACTCCGTTAACATCTACAAGAGTATAATCAAATCTCCAAGTATTATCAACTTGAACTGCACATTTTAGATCTGTAAGTGTACTACTGTTATCATAAACATCAATACTAAAATCTGTTTGTGCAGTAGTAACGTCATACTGTCTAATAACTTTTGAGACTGTATTTGTATTAGCTTTCTTCCAACCATTACAATAAGTAAAACTATCAATATCTGTGTAAACTCTATAAAATCCAGTATCAGACTTTTTAGATAAAGGTGTGTTATTAATTTGATAATTAAACGTATCTGTTACTAAATTAAAATCAAAAGTTATATCACCTACATTTTCTAATGCTCTGTAAGTAATAGGAAATCCTAATTCAATGTCATTAGTGCCTGATCCAACTTTATAACTAAAGATTTTGTTACCACGGAAATCATTTACTGGATAAGTAGTTTCGTTGGTAAAACTAATACCATTATTATCAAATAATTCAAATAATGGTTGTTGATTTATTTTTGTTTTTAGTTGTGCTACTTTCCAATCAGTGCCATTATAATAATACTGTTTACCTGCATTAGTACCTTTAGTTATTAATGCAACCTGGTTAGTAATTGGCAATGTGTCGTCTTCTTCAATCAGTGCAATTTGCGTTACTGTTGAATTGTGTTTAATCATTTTAACTTTATAGATTCTATCTTTTACAAGTAGATCAGGATCAGCTACGAACAAAATACGCATGCCGTCAGTAATATCAACACCGTCAATATTATAACCTTCTCTACCATTAATAGTTGAAAATACATCAGTAGTAAATGTATCTATAAGATCTACATTTTCTGCTTTTGCTGATGTACCAAATTGATAAAGTTTCATTCCGGCATTAAATTCAAGAATTGGTCGTTTAGCTCTTGCACTTTGATCAATATTAAAAACTTGTCCATTTAGAGTTGCTGTTTTTTCAAGTACTGATTTATGAAACCATCGATTGTTTCTAGACCAAGCATTTTTATCAGGAGATGCTCTATTAATTACAACATAGTCCTTAGTTGCCGCATACGAACTAGCTGTTCCATATGGAAGGTTATCAAAGTTATTTGCATCAAATAGCACTTCTATATCTTCTGAATATGTTTGAGGGATTATTAAATCTGTGTCTTGGATTAGTAAAATTTTATTACCTACTCCTTCAACATACCAAGAACCTGTTGCATATTTTACAGGAGTAACTGTTCCTGTAAAATTAAGCTTCATTCCGTTCATTAATTCAGTACCGTTTGCACTAGTATAAGTTTTTTTACCTAGTATATCATCAGATATGTTAATAGATGTATTTGATTCAATTTCTGCAATTCTAAACATTCCGCCTGTATTAACATCTGTTTCTGAAACATAATACAATCTCTCAGGAGCATTTAGCGGAACAGTAAATGTTACAACACCATTGTCAACACCAGCGTTAGTAACTCCTGTTGCGTATTCATTGTCACTTTCAATCAATCTCGAAGTTCTTATTGTAAACGGAAGTCCAGGAGTACCTACATCAAATATATAAGTTTGTCCTCTATATAATTCTAATGTAGGATTCTGTGTTAATTCACCATTAAATACGTAACCCTTATTTCCAGCATTATCAACGCTATTTACAGTATATGTACTTGTAACATCATCTGATTGTCCAAAAATTGATATTGGAGCAGGACCACTTGGTAGCCAATAATACTCACGGAAGTTTGTAAGTTTATCCCAGTCTACGCTAGAATCCCAAGAGTAATATTCTTGACTATTGAATAAACTTTCATTAGTAGTAGTACCACCTAATATATCAAGCTGATTTCTAAAATCATTATAATCTTTATAAAATAAAACATTATTCAATATATCTTTAGAAACTAATGCAGGCTCTAATTGATAATTAGTTCTATTAGCGTTAACATCGCCTAGATAGATATCTGTCGGTGAGTATGCCGGAGCTGTTTTTCTACCAAGATAACCATTTAATTTTTTAGCTGTACCAGGCTTTGTAACCTGATCGAGTGTAGAATTTAAAAATTTTTCATTACTTTCTGTACGAAAGTATTTTGGTAATAGTTCAGCGGACTTTCTATCAGATTTACCATTAACTGGTAGTGGATAGTCCTTTTGATCATCGTACGCCATTAGTAACTATATCCTCCGCTACTGCTACTGCTACTGCTATTGCTACTGCTACTGCTACTGCTCGAGCCGCTATTTGAATTAATAGTAGTGTTATAAGAACTACTAGAACTTTGTATTCCAGTATTTGCTGTTTCTGTACTTGCTGTTACAACGTTGCCTGTTGCTTTTAATCTAGTTGCTGTTATGCTATCTATAATGTCTACATCTGCAACTGTTGCTCCACTTATAAAAATTTCATCTGACTCTGACTTAATTTCGTATAATGATCCAAATGCTTGTGTGTCTTCATTTGGAACAATTACTATAGAACTAATATTAGGTGCAAGCTGATTCATTATATACGTTGATAATTCTGAAAAGTAAAATGATTCGCCAAATTCCCAATTCTCTAAACTAAAATATTCATTTATTGCGTTTATTACATTTGATTTAATTTCATTATCATTTGTAACTGTTTCTACATTTTTTACAATTTTAAAGGTTGCTTGCAAACTAGCCTCCGCTGATGGACCAAAAAGTATTTTATACTTTACTGGATGATAAATTACTTCATCACTAATAGATTTAATTTTATCTAACGCAACACCATAACTTCTATAAAGTTGATCGCTACTTGGCGGCATTGGTTTTACTGCAATATCTCCGTTAAGCCATTGTCTATAACTGTTATCATATAAACGAGTCAACATGTAAATATCTATTAAATTTGTACTACTAGGATCAATTCTTTTATTATTGTCTGCGGCATGTACGTACCTAAATTTTAAATCTGATCTTCCTAAAAATGCTTTATAAGTTGATATTTGTGTTAATGTAAGTTTATCAGTTGATAGTTGCTTAAATAATCCAGTATCAATGTAGTAAAAAACTTCTAATGCATCATAAGAACTATATGCATTCATTGCCGATTCAGTTGTTAGTACACTAATATTTTCGACGTTTGCTTTTACATATTTGAAATCTTCAACTCCATCAGTAGTAGTATATTTTTTCTCGAAAATATATTTTGTAGTCGGTGATATTGTTTCTTGTACAATATCAATAAACGAATTTGGGTTATCAACAACACCATCATCGTCGTCATCAAAGAAAGATATTTCTACTTTTTTGGTATCGACATATCCATCATTGTCTCTATATTCTTTTGTAATTTCAAAATTATAATCTTTTGTAAAAGGAGTAGTACTACCGGGTAGAGTATTAATACTTAATACTTCAATTTTATCTTTAATAATTTTTCCTGTTTTATTATCATAAATTTTATCACTACTGTCATAATAAAATTTAATCTCATTATCACTTTCATATACATAACGCATTGCTCTATATGTAATATCGTATTTTTCGCCATCAGTTTTAAACCACAGTAACCAACTTGCATCTAAATTTTGACTACTAACATCACCTGTTTTACCTGTACTAAATGGACTAGTAGTATTTAGGTTTACTTCTGTAATAATTCTCCATTGTCTAGTAGATACATCGTATCGCAAGCCAAAAGTATTATTAGCAAACGCTTGATCAATAATTTGTGTTTTAACAGAATTAAGTATTTTTGTACTTAATTTAGGTCTAATCTCTGTTAATAATGCAGTTGATGGAATACTGTCATTTAATACTATTGGTCCTAAACCTGCTGTAGTATTTGTTGTGCCGTCACCATTAACACTGATTACTTTTACCCATTTGTAAGTTAAAGACCCAGGGTGATTGGCATCTCCTATCATAAGTGTAGTTTTGTCACCTACCATAAAATGATACCCTGCAGGTGCTTCAAATTTTAGTAGTGACCCTGCTTCTAACAAACTAAGATTATTAGCTGTAAAAGATCCTACTTTATATTTTGCATCACTTTCATCTATTAAATATCCTGTTCCTCTATTAGTATCTGTAGTAACCTGCACCCATTCTGCTTTTAAATCAGACGTAATAATTTTTGTAAAATTTGTAAGGTAGTAATTTAAAACTCTTCTGTCTTTTAATATTGGTTCTATTTTATTTGTAATAGCACTTTCAATATCTGTTTGTGTTGTGTAAGGAAAACTGTCTTTTTGAGTTAAATTTTCTTTATATATAATACCATCATTTGCAAATAAATTAGTACTACTATATTTTCCTGTAGAATCTAATAAGTCGTAGTATCTACTAATTCCGCTTGCAAACCTATTAACTGATTTAACTTTAATAATATCTTGACTTATACCTAATGGAGCAACATTGTAATCTTCTGCTGTAACCATTCTATTTTGTGTATAATATGTTGACGGAGCATTTTGTTTAATGCTATCGTTTGATTCACTAGTAGTACTATTAGACACTGTATATTTTAATTCTAAATTAAGTGTAATTGTTTCAATTACGTTACTTTTACTTAGATACGGAACTCTTACTTGTATTCCGGTCATGTCTTGCGGTTTAATTACATATCTTTGATTATTACTAGTTCTATAAAAGACTTTAAATACACCTTTTGGTAATTCACCAAAAGTACCGTCGGAAAATACTAAACTAACTCTGTCACTTACTCTAGTAAGTACACTATATATTGTTCTAACTTTTTTACTAATGCTATTATAGATAACATTGTTGCCTTCAACAGCTTCAACTTTTGTCCAGTATTCTGCTTCTTGTCCTGACGAGTCTAATTTATATAACCATACATCGTCGTTGTTAATATTAGTTGCATCAATATCAATTATTTGATTTGTTGTAGGATTATTAACAACAAATTGACCACTGTCAAGTGATCCTTGTTTGAACATACAAAAGAATCCTGTATTACTACTTGACGGTCCTTTGCCATCATCTTTAAATAAGTATGCAAAACTATTTGCAGTTAGTGGAATTTCTTCTTGTATACTTTTTAAATCCGAATCAATATCTGTAGAAACAACTTCAAAATCTAAACTAGATCCTTGAACTGTTTTATTAAAGCCATATTTTGGAATATCTGTGTTTACTGCATTAAATCTATATTGTTGGTGGGGAACGCCGTCAACATTTTCCTTTTTGAGAGGGCGACCAAATGTTCCATTAACTGGTAATGCAGTATTCATTATTTTAATAAATTGCTCATACCAATCAGTATTAGTAGGATCGTTCCATTGTATTTCTTGATTTGCTAAATTAAAGTTGTTACTATCTACAACTTCTTCTGTTGTTGAAATGCTAGTAACTTTAAGTAACCCTTGTGCGGCTTGATTACGCTTTGGATTGTAAGAAAGTAACCGTGCTAGACGGAGAACTGATTCTCTACGTTCAGCTAATTCTAAAAAGTTTTCTCTTGCATTTAGATCAATACGGAAGGAAATATTTTGACCTAAAAAAGCAATCAAATCAATTAAAGAAAGGTATTCGCTTGATTCAATATAATCATTAAAATCTTCAGGATAATTAGTCCTCAAGTATGATATCATTGTTCGTCTTAGATTATCAAAATCGTAGCTTTGAAAATCAGCGTTACGAAAACTTTGGTAAACCCTCTTCCAATCTTCTGCTACTAATAACCTATTTTGTCTATCTGTTGTTGACATATATTACCTTCCTTCACTCACATGTATTTATTGGTTTAGGATAACTGCGTAGTTTATTACGACATCAAACCATTGTTTTCATCAAATGTTAAACGCATAGATTCTGATATGTTGTAAGGAAGATATGTAAGGTCTATTTCAATCTGTATTCCAGTCTCAAACGAATCAACTGTAACTTGATTTACTTGTGTGCGTGGATCATAGTTTACAATTTCAGTAACATTCTTTGCTACTGCACTTCTTAATTGATCTGTCATCGGTTCGAATAACACTTCCCAAATAATTGTTCCAAATTCAGGATTTTCTAATTTTTCGCCTTGCCTAATATGAAAGTAGTTAATTAAGTCTTGCTTAATTAACGCAAGATCGTATAATGTAGTTGAAGTATTTTCAGGATTAACTGAACTTAATCCCCTGTATGCCTTCGACGCCGATTGTCTCGAAACAGTAGTTGACTTTCGGCCTGTAACTTTTATTCTTTCAAAAATATCTTTTTCTAATGTGCTCATAACGTATTTACCTACTTAGGTTGTGGTGCTTTCTGTACCTGTTGAAGTTGCATCAACAACAAGTTTATCTGCACCAAATAGCGGTTTATCAAACTCTGCTGGTAGATCCCAATTTCTTTTAATATTTACAACATACTGGCTTGTATTTGAAACACTATATGTTGATATTTTAACATCATTTCCTTGATTCCCGCCAAGCACCTTAAGTTTGTTTGTTTTTGGATCTGCACCTACTATAAATCCAATATGCCCGCCTGAACGCTTCCTTGATTTAAAAACTACAATGTCTAAATAACGAATTTTATCTAATGTCCTCCAGTCAACTTCAGAACCATATGTTCTATATGTTTGACTTCCCATTGAACGTAAACTTTCTATCCCAGCATTTTTTAATGCCCAACTTACAAATGCCGCACACCAAGCATTAGCCATTGAGCTACCGTCGCTCTTATAAGATAACCCGCATACTTCGTAGGTAGCTAATATATTTGGATTTCCAGGATTACCTCTTTCTTTCCAATCTCCGGCATTTGCGTTTTCTAGTATTGCTTTAAGTTTTTCATAACCAGGACCTGATGGAACTGGGCCAACGTCAGCATATGCTATTGGTGATCCTTTATTTGCATTCATGCCGCCAATAGATTGAGGATAATCACCTTCTAAATTTGATGCTTCGCCAGTATAATTAAATCTGCCAGATTCTAAATCTGCGGCTTGATAGCTAAGATCTGATATTGATCTTGGTCTTACTACTTTTGCTTCAGGTATAAAAACATTACACATTAGAACGGTCCTTTACGTCTTTCTTGAACGCCACCGGCATCTTGAACATTTTTGCTAATATTAGCAGTTTGTTCAGCTTTAGGTTCTTCTAACCAAGAGCTATCAATTTTTTTACGGAATGCTAAATCTTTAGGATATGCATGATCAAATCCTCCAGGATTAATACATAATCTTAAATCACCTAATATTCCTTTTCCTCTATTAGGCTTATATCTTTCTAAAAGATATTGTGCGGCAATATCACAACTAGTTACATAATCTGTTTTGAGCAAATCTGGATTATCTAAAATTGTAACACCAAATGGATTTTTGTTTGTTTCTAGACCTATACCAGATCCTGGAGGGCCGTCTTTTAATGTTTCGTCTATAAGTCCTGCTTTTTTGCCAAATCTTTCATAATTATCTCTACCAGTTAGCTGTATAATTCCTCTACCAATATAGTTTCCGCCATCGCCATCAAATTGATTTCCTAGCTCTAAACCTTTTTTATTATTATTACCATATACTAGTTCAAAGAAAGAAGTTTTTGTAGATTTTGCTGAAGTTAAAGCGCCTTCGCTAACTCCTCTAGTTGCTGTTTTAAATATACTTCTAATATAGCTATTAGTATTATTACCATAACTTGCTTCTTCTGCAGGGAGTAAATTACTTTCAGTATTACATACTGCAATAATTGATAGTAATGTTTCGTCGTCTGTAAATCCTGCGGCTCGCATACGTGACGCTAATATTCTACCTCTTTCACGCTTATCACCTGTAATAGGTGCTCCTGTTGCGTTTCTAGTTCCTGTTTTTCTTCTATCAACTGTATCATACTCACCAAATTGTCCGCCATACTCATTTTGTGTAGTGCCCGGATCAACGTAAGTTCCGCTTGAGCTAACTCCTACATCACCTGCATCGTTTGTTTTAGGTTCAAGTTTTGGAGTTGGTTGTCCAAACACCGGTACACCAATTTGTTTTGCAAAGGTATCAGAAATACGTGGTACATATGTTTGTTCTTGATGCGTGTTTGCTACAGTTTTTTCTGGTGTGTAAAGTGCCGGATTTAAGTGTTCGTGTTCGTACCAAGGTTCATGCTGTGGTATTCTAGATGCTTGATCAGCTAATGTAGGAGGTTCCGGAGCAGTCGGTGTTGGAGCAACAGGCACAGTTGCACCTTCTGCTTGTCCTGCGGCCGCAAGCGAAGCAATAGCACCATCTGAGTTTAAATCTATTTGTCCTGCTGTTGCTTTAATTGTAGATCCGCCATTAATATCTAAACTAGTAGTTGACGAAATTTTTGTTGCTTCAGCACCTAATATATCTAATGTATTTTCACTATGTATTCTCATACTAGCAGTACTCTGTACAGCCATTTCGCCTGTTGATTTAATATCTGTTTCACCTTTACTTTGAATATGTAAATCTGTACCTAAATGTATATGTCCTTCTTTGTCTGCGTTTAAATGAAAATTATTAAATGCATCAATGTTTACGTTTGCACCTGCAGATCCAATGAATACATTATCAGCTGATAAAAAATTTGCATTTTCAGTTGAAGAATATGTTGAATTTCCTTCTGCATGTTGTGTAATATTTTCACCAGCCGCTATTTCATATGCATCGCCTACATTCCATAATGCATTTGCTCCTGCAACAAAATTCATATTAGATCCTGTTGTGGCTTTAATGTCTTTACCTACAACCATATTTAAATTTTTTCCAGCTGTAAAATTTATATCTCTATCTGCTGTAAAATTTAAATCAACTTGTGTATGCACACTAATACTATCTGCGGCATAAATGTCAATTTTACCATTTGAAGTAAGTTCAATCCAAGCAGTACCTTTTGCATTTCCTATATAGATTAAGTCCTCAGTATTATGCATCAATAATTGATGTCCTGTACGAGTTCTTAATCGTAGTAGTTCGTTAGCAGGTAATGTAGGATCGCCGCCTTCTTCGGCCGCTTCAAGATTTACATACTCCATAGGAGAATCTTCAGCTTTGCCCTTTCTTATAAATTTATCGTCGCCGTCATCCATAACAAACGACGATCCACCTAATCGATGAGTATGGATACTAGCTTTTGTACCAAAAGGCCCTAGGCCATCCTTAGGTGCATTTGGTCTTTTATCAAGTGGGCCACCTGTACTAATACCAAATACTGCACTAGGAACTTCTCTTCTAGCACTCGACGTAGTAATACCTCTAATATCGTCTTGGAGTAATCCTTGTTGTATTAAACTTCTTGCTAAATCACCGTGTACCGGCTTTCTATATTTTGTAGCATCTTTAAGTTTTACAGAATTTAGTCGCTTATTATATTCTGTAGCAGGTGCTCTACTACCAAAATCTGCTAAATTATCTGTACCAGCATATCCTGGAAGCATAAAGTTCATATTTTCTTCTTGTACACATCCTATCCAAAATGCTTTAGATAAATTTTCTTCTACAAGTATTACTAATACAGTAGTTCCGACATCTGGAGGGATGCCCCAAAAACCATATGACTTTTGTGAATGTTTATATCCTTCATTATTTGATGTTGCAGTTAGCGGTGTTACTCCATAAAACGGACTTAGATATCTAGCTTCGACCATTTGTCCAGTACGTTCAGGTTGGTTACCCGATGCTGTTTGTTTTAATAATTCAACTTGGAGTGTTCCCATGTAATGAGGATCTAGATGATTAACTACAATAGCCTCAAATGGGCCAGTAGAACTTTTGTTAATATAATTTTTAGCTCTCTTAGCAACCATTAGTTAAATTGCTCCCATCTACCAGTAAGATCGTTTTTAATTCTTCTACTACCACCAAGGTCTACTTTTGGTAAATTTACTTCTGGTAGTGTTAATTTATTTTTTATTCTATTTGCCTCAGCCTCGGTCATTCCGCCGATTGTATTAACACTATTATAGCCGTCAATATTTCCAATATAAGAAGTTGCTCCGCCTATTTTATTTTTTAAATTATTGTTTAATGAATTAATTTCTGCTGATCCTATTGCGGCTGACTGCCTAGCCGCGGCACTTATTGATCCCACACTTGGACCAATTCCGCCAAAGGCTGATAAGTCTGGTGCGGCCGGTAGTGTACTTGTCAAAATTTGATCCAATTTAACTCCAGTATATCCTTCAAGATTAGTTACAATTCCTTGGAAGTTACTTCCAACTTTTGCTAGGTCAAAATCTCCCATAGAAGCTTCTAACTGTTTGGCTAAATCACCAACTCTTCCAAACGTAGCTAGTGCATCACTATTTAACGATGCCTTTGCTTGTTCAGCAATAGTTCCGAGTTCTTGTATTGTTGGTAGCAGTTCTGCTAATTCATCTTGATATGCTATTATATTACTAGGAAAATCTATTTCTTGTATTGCTTTATTTGCTAGTGTTTGTGCTTTTAGTGCTATTTCGTTTAACGCTTCAATTTGTTCAGCTTTTACTAGTGCTGATGTAGCGGCAGTACTATTAGTATTTTGTTGATTTGGCATTCTTAATAATACTAGATCTTGTGTAAATTTATTTTGTTCAAATTTATGGTTAACTTCGTTTACTTTATAAATGCCACTAAACGACTCTACTAATAATAAATCTTCAGGAAATGTGTATTCTCCGTAATCTGTATTAATATCAATCGGAGTTCTAAAAAGTACATTTATATATATTTGACCGTTGTTATAATTAGCAGTACCATCACTAGTCATTCCACTAAATGAAGTATCTCCTGCATGGTAATTTCCAGCACCATTATCGCTTAGATAAAATGGGTCACCTATAATGTTTAAGTTTACATTAACCATATCCGGAGTTGCGGCATTTAAATTATCATTAAACATTCTAGTAATTGCAATATCTGAATTAGATATTTCACTACCGCCTCTAGCTTTTGCTATAGCATTAATACTTTCAATTTGATTAGGCATACCTTCTGGAGGAACGTAAGCACTGTCGTCGGAAAACGCCATGCCGTCTCCAGTTTTTAATGCCATATCTGGGTTACCTGCAACTGCTTGGCTACCCGCTCCTTTTCTTTGGTTAGCACTACTTGAACCTACGTCTGCACTAAATGCACGGTTGTATTGAAATTCATATAATATCTCAAGATCTATAATATCTTTATTCTTACCAGTATAGATATAATTGTATTCTTTTGCTACTTCTTGTTTTAGTTTATCTATGCCAACCGAAGGTGTTGCTGGATTAGCAAAGATACTAGAATGTACTTGATACGGTACAACTCTATAAACATATATATTTGCTGAAGTACCAGTTCTAGCAACTTCAGAGTTATCGCCTACAGGATACACATCGGCTTCAACTTTGTACCAAGTAACCATCCCTGTAGGATCTTTAATATCTTGTAATTGTTGTGCAAGTGATTGTCCGTATGTGCTTACAATTAAAACTTCTTCAATAATCTGTGTTATTTTTGTTCCAGAACTAAATTTAAACATTCTGTTACTACCACTAGTTTGGAGCTCAGCTGATCCTCTTGCAAAAATAGGATAAGTGTCTTTCATTTCTTGAGAAAATTTTGGCTGACCCATTGGCGATTGTCCTGTTTCAACCGTATTATTAATAACTGGGCTCATTCCAATTACATTAGTTGCAAAATCACTATTTGCATATTCTTTAAATGCTTTACCTAAATCTGATGAAGCCTTAACTCTACCTGTAATACTATTAACATACTCGTCGTAATTTAAAGGAACTTCGCCGTCTGCATCGCCGGTAATAGATCTATATATTTCAGTAAGCTCTCGTTTAGATATACGTCCTGATGTATCAAATTCTCCGTAATCACCGCCGTATTGAGATGTGGCCATAGGAGTCTTTTTCTGGGTAGCAGGCGGTGGCTTTCCAGAAGCACTTGTTTTATCTTCTGGAAAGATAATAACATATTGGTCGCCTACGTTTACTTGATTTTTTTCTTCTTTATCTTGTTGTCTAGTATTTAATAACGTTGTTAGGCTCTGACCTCCGGACTGTAATATTTCTCTAACAGTTCTACCAGTAATATTAACATCTGTTTTCATAGACTGTACATCGTCTTGAAATCCTCTTTCATTGCTTATTAATGCCTTACAACTATATTCTGATCCTGCGCCTGTAACATTAAAAACCGACTCATTAATAATAATTGGAATAAATCTTCTAGAATAAGGTGCAACTCCCATATTGCCGTCTTCGTCTGTTCCTACAAATTCAATAGTAAGCATAAAATTACATTGTAAATAATTTGCCCATCCGCCGTCAATTGCGGCAGTTTTTAAAGACTGGTAAAACAATCCCATACTGTATGGCTCGGTAACTGTAAACGAAATATTATTTACGTTTGCATTTCCTGCTACAGGTGATACAATAGAATTCATTTCTAAATTATCTATAAAAAATTCTACAGTTTTACCTAATACTTTTTCGTATGCTGTCCTAACTTTTTTAGTGCCAGCACCCCCGCTTCGACAAATTATTGATTCAGGACGTACTCCTGCACTTCTATACGTTCCGTCAGGATCTGCTACTTCTTCTTTGCTTAGGGCTGAAAGAGTTATAATTGAATTCATACTAGCAAATCCTTCAAGCTCATTTGGCCAAGGACCAGGACTTTGTCCAGGAACCATTTGTCCAGGTTTAATCTTAGTTCCTATACTTCCTGGTTTTGAATCAAAATTGTTACTATATGATCTACTATTTGCTGTTGCATTAAAAATTCTATCTGTTACTTTACCGATAGCACTGCCGTCATTTAATCCAAGATCCGATAATACGTTTCCAATTGACCCTGATGTAAAATTATCAATTTCATTTGTAAACTTTTTAAAATCTGTTTCTATCTGTCCTGCAATATCAGGAACAAGGTCTTTCATAGAACTTACTTTTTTAGTTATATTATTTCTTAATGCATTAAAATTAGGTGGCATAGTTTAAATTCCTAACATTTGTTTTAATGCAGGACCCTTAGGTAAGTAAATTTCTAAGCCTGCTTCAATATCATATACTGGATCTTTAATTGAATCCATATTACGTTGAGCAAATACCCACCATAATTTAGGAGTTCCGTATAAATCGTATGCTAATAAATCTGGCCTATGTGTATATTGAGCTTCAATTACATAAAGCACATCGTCTGATTCTGCAGGAACTGGCCTGATTTCAAAATGATTTAGATATCTTCTGTTTACTATTTTAGTATTTTTCCAGGGACTAGTATTAGAATAAGATGCCATTAAATAATTCCTCTACTTATTAAGTCACCGCTAACAAAGTCATTTAAATTAAATTCTGACTGTGTTGCTCTACTATAAATTGGTTGCACTGTTACTGATATTAAACTTTGTGACGGAACCCATGTATCTGGTCCGCTTTGTGATGTTGGGTCCGGATAATAATCAGCAGTTCCTTCGTCAGTTCCTCCAGACATTGTTGCTTTAATATAATCTACATCTTGTGGTAAATCAATATTAAATGAAGTTACCACACAAGGGACATCGTTAAACACAAATTCTCCGTACCCATTTAATTTTATAATAGGAGGCGGATTACCAACATTATCTCCGTTACCATAAAACATTTTAGTTACAGTACGTAGATATGTTACTGCGGCTATCCAATATTGTGCATCGATATTATTTTCAACAAAAAAGTCTCCTGCTATAGTTATAGCGTCCACAGCTGAGCTTTGATAATTAAAAAAAGGATAATTAGTATGTATAGGTTGCAATGCATTATAACTTGCAGAGTGGGAGAAGATTATACTTGGCGTAAAAGGAAACACCATACGGTTGTTTGTGCGAGTTAGTGGACTTAATAGAGCCTTAGGCATTCCTTGCATTATAGGAGGAATACTTAAACTAACACGCCAATCATTTTCGCCTCTAGGAGTTTTTACTGTTGCTCCTGTGCGTGTTTTAAATGTTGGCATTGCATCTGTAGGTAAATTTATACCACGTATACCTTTCATAAAACCTAGTGGATTATCAGCAAATGCTTGTACTGAGTCTACGGTTCTTTTAACAGTATTAACTATATTAATTGCACTGCCGAAAGTCTTTTGTAAACTTTGGAATGGGTTTGGCATAACGTCTCCTTCTTATAGTATTATTTAGTTGACTTTTTAATGTATGTATATTATAATATATGTAACATCTTATAACTTGGAGAAACTATGGCTAGAAGAGTAAATTACTTAAACAACAAAGATATTTTAAAAGAAATACACAAATCAAAGAGCACATTTTGTAGCTATACAGAAGAAGGCCATGAGAATTATGACATTATCTTATTAGACGTTGATAAAATTAACATTAGAACTATTGCAGAAGCAAAACGTAACAAAGCAAAGAAGCTTAGTTCGGCAGAATTTGAACGAAGAAAAGCAAACGGGGAGAAAGTTAAACAAGCAGAGTGTGAAGTCAAGTACACTAGTATTACTAAAGAAGAATTAATCTTCCGTATAATGACGTTTGATCACATTCCAGAAGAGCCTGGACGTAAAAAGAACCCTAAAACAATAGCAGATACAAAAACAAAACTTAATTTTCCTCCATTTAAACATTATAAATTTGACGATAGCGGTAATTTACAACTAGTTGGTAAATCACACTGGCAAGGTGGCATGGAAAACGGACATTTTGACAAGACATCAGGTAAAGCTACTAATAAACTTGCTATGATGTGGATGAAATTGTGTGATCGTTATGCAACAAGAGGAAATGTTCGCGGATACACATATAATGACGAAATGCGAGGACAAGCTATTTTACAATTAGCACAAATTGGCTTACAATTTGACGAATCTAAGTCACAAAATCCATTTGCTTACTATACTGCGGCTGTAACTAATAGTTTTGTTAGAGTTATTAATATAGAAAAGCGTAATCAAAACATTAGAGACGATATCCTCGAAATGAACGATATGAACCCTAGTTTTACAAGACAAAATCAAGGACAATGGGAAGCTGAACAGAAAAGAGAAACTGATAAAATTAATGCGGCAAAATAGGTCGTTGACTTTGTTAAGTTTCTACTGTATAATGTTAGTTAAATCATAGAGGAATTATAAGTGTTTAAAAAAGCGGCGGTTTTTACTGATATCCATTTAGGATTGAAAGGTAATAGCAAAGTACACAATCAAGATTGCGAAGATTTTGTTGATTGGTTTATTAAAAATGCAAAAGAAAACGGTTGTGAGACTGGGATCTTTTGCGGTGACTGGAACCACAATAGAAATAGTTTGAATCTTACTACAATGGATGCAGGAATTCGTTGTTTAGAAAAATTAGGCAAAGCATTTGATAATTTTTACATGTTTGCTGGTAATCACGACTTGTACTACAAAGATAAACGTGACGTAAAGTCAACAGAATGGGCAAAGCACATTCCTGGTATTGTTGTAGTAGACGAAATACTAGTAAATGATGATGTTGCTCTTGTTCCTTGGCTAGTAGGAGACGAATGGCGAAAGATTAAAGATATAAAAGCAAAGTACTTGTTTGGACATTTTGAATTACCTAGTTTCTATATGAACGCAATGGTACAAATGCCCGATCACGGCGAGTTACGTGCTGAACACTTTGAACATCAAGAGTATGTATTCAGTGGACACTTCCATAAACGACAAAAACAAGGTAAAGTACATTATATTGGTAATGCATTTCCGCACAACTATGCTGACGCATGGGACGATGCTCGAGGAATGATGATACTAGATAAAGAAAATAGTAAAGAACCCGAGTATATTGACTGGGCCGACTGTCCAAAGTACCGTACAATTAGACTAAGTCAGTTAATTGATGAGCAGGATAAACTTATTAAGCCTAACATGTACTTAAGAGTTAACTTAGACTTGCCTATTAGTTTTGAAGAAGCTAGTTTTGTTAAAGAAACATTTATTAACCAATATAAATGTAGAGAAATTAGTTTAATACCGCAAAAACAACTAGAAGAAATTAATACAGAACTAGATATACAGCAATTTGAAAGTGTTGATCAAATTGTTGCTGGCGAAATTGCCGCAATCGACTCAGACAACTTCAATAAGAAGATGCTAATGGACATTTATAACGAACTATGATTAAGATTAAAGATTTAACCGTAAAAAACTTTATGAGTGTGGGTAATCAGACTCAGGCTGTTGACTTCGATAAAGAAAATTTAACACTTGTTCTAGGTGAAAACTTAGACCAAGGCGGAGACGACACTGGATCACGTAATGGTACAGGCAAGACTACTATTATTAATGCATTGAGCTATGCATTGTATGGTACAGCTCTTACAAACATCAAACGCAACAACTTAATCAACAAAACTAACTCAAAAGGTATGTTAGTTACATTACACTTTGAAAAAAATAATATTGATTACCGTATTGAGCGTGGTAGATCGCCCAATGTACTAAAATTTTATGTTGATAACCAAGAACAAGAGATGACAGACGAGTCTCAAGGTGATTCACGCAAAACACAAGAGTATATTAACGATTTACTTGACATGAGTCATGATATGTTTAAGCATATACTTGCATTAAACACTTATACTGAACCGTTTTTAAGTATGCGTCAAAATGATCAACGTGCTATTATTGAACAGTTGCTCGGTATTACTATTTTAAGTGAAAAAGCAGACGCACTTAAAGAACAAACACGACAAACCAAAGATGCTATCCAAGAAGAAACATTAAAGATTAATGCTATTCAAAGTGCAAACGAAAAAATTGGTGCAACTGTCGAAAGTTTACAAAAAACGCAACGTGCATGGCTATCAAAGAAAGATCAAGACGTACAAAAGTTAAGAGTAAGTATCGACGAACTAGAACATTTAGATATTGACATAGAACTAGAATTACATGAAAAACTAGCAAATTGGACTGAGCATAACAATGCTATTTTGGCTCTTAAAAAAGAATTAAGTACATTAGAGCCAGCATTAGTACGTGCTGATAAGAGTGTTGAAAAAGCATCTAAAGATATCGCAGATTTAGATGATGCTAAGTGTTATACTTGTGGTCAAGAACTACATGCAGACAAAAAAGCAGAGATTTCAGACCGCAAATCTAAAGAACTAGAAGATGCATTAGCCTATCAAAAAGAAATTACTGGTAAAGTAACTGAGGTTATGTCAGCATTAGATAAAATAGGTGATATAAACGGAAAACCTACTACATTTTATGAAAATGCTAAAGAAGCATACGAACATAGGCAAAATGTTGACAGTTTAAAAAGTGCATTAACTAATAAAGAACAAGATATTGACCCGTATCAAACACAAATTGACGAATTAAACAATAGTGCTATGCAAGAAGTTAATTGGAGTGTAGTTAATAGCTTAACTGAGTTTAAAGATCATCAAGACTTCTTATTAAAATTACTCACTAACAAAGATAGCTTCATACGTAAGAAGATTATTGATCAAAACTTAATGTATCTTAACAATAGGCTGACATACTACTTAGATAAGTTAGGACTTCCGCATCAAGTAGTGTTTCAAAATGACCTAGCTGTTGAAATTACGCAACTAGGACAAGATCTAGACTTTGATAATTTATCAAGAGGAGAACGTAATAGACTTATACTCGGTATGAGCTTTGCATTCCGTGATGTTTGGGAAAGTTTATATCAAAAAATTAACTTAATGTTTATTGATGAACTTATTGATAGCGGTATGGATACTGCTGGTGTTGAAAATTCACTTAGTGTCCTTAAAAAGATGGGTAGAGAAGGCGATAAGAACGTTTATCTTATATCCCACAAAGACGAACTTATTGGTAGGGTTAATAATGTAATGAAAGTTATTAAAGAAAACGGGTTTACTAGTTACGAAAACGATATTGAGATTTTAGAATGACAGAAGATCCACATGACTCCTTAGTACAAGCATATTTGTCTTATTTTAAAGCAAACGAAAATTTTGAAGCTAGAAATTCTCATAGAACACATGCAGAGAGCAGAAAATGGTTGCGAGAAATAAGAAAATATGCTAAACTTAGAAGTGATGAAATACATCAAAAACACAGAGCCAAAAAAGAGGCAATTAAAGGCAAGTAATAATAAGTATCCGTATGCAATGGACTTATCAAGGTAAAAAAATAGATGATCTACCCTTAGGGTGTGAAGCATTTGTTTACTTGATAACAAATAAAGTCAATGGCATGAAGTACGTAGGCAAGAAACTAGCAAAATTTAAGACAACTAAGCCACCACTTAAAGGCAAAAAAAACAAAAGACGAGGCACTAAAGAAAGTGACTGGAGAAACTATTGGGGATCCAGTGATCGACTTAATGCAGATGTATTAGAGCTCGGTGAGGACAAGTTCACAAGAGAAATAATTCATATTTGTCCAAGTAGAGGCATTGCAAGTTACTTAGAGGCACGTGAACAATTTGAACGCAGAGTACTTGAAACAGATGATTACTATAATGGTATTATCAATGTTAGAGTTGGCGGTTCTCAAATACTAAAAGAACACTTAGGCAAATCAAGCAACACATA